TAATTGTCGCCAATTACCGTCTGTATCCTGTACTTCAGCCCTTGTCAGGTTTAGATACCCGACCTCTAGTTCGTAGTCTTGTTGGTCTTCCACCAGGGCTGTAGTGGCAATCGGATGGTCTGTCTGATTATTATCATCCCATTCCCACCTCCCATCCACCGAGATAATCAAAGAAACAACTCTTTCGTAAGCGTTGTTCATAGCAATTAACATATCAGCAGCAGGATAGGATGTGCTGTTAGTATTTGTTAGAAAGTAAACTTTGTTTACAATATTAGTTATAGTCACAGAAGTATTAGGTTAATCTAATAGTTCTTCCCAGTGCTTCTGCGAAAGATATGCTTAATTATACCACACCTTATGTGTTTTTAGCCATTATATACTCCGTAAGTTTCTTAAAATTAGGGTGTGTTGTGGAATGTGTCATCGTTGCACCATGTCTTCTGTAAAGTAATCCAATGTAATCACCGGTATTTACTTTGTATCCTGCTTTAGTTAAGCGTATCCAGAACTCCCAATCCTCTAGTCCAAGTCGCATGAGTTCGCTCTCGTCATAGCCACCAACTTTCTCCCAAGCTTTCTTCGGATACACTGAATTGCAATAGACTGTGTTGGTCTTTAGTAGTGATTCGTAGGTCGCTCCCATAGGTCTGAACACTGCGTTCTGCATACCGAAATACATTAACCCACATTGAGCTATTGCATCGGGCTCTGCCAACTTCATGTGCTCCTTGATAGCATCAGGGCGTAGCATATCGTCTGCATCTAGGCACATTATGTATTCGCTAGTTGCTGCTTTAATCCCAGTGTTACGAGCCCCGGAGAGTCCTTTGTTCTTTTGGAATATATAAGTCACAGGATACTTCGCTACAATCTCTTTGGTATTGTCGGTGGACTCGTCATCTACCACGATAATCTCGTCAGCTTTAACTGACTGGTCTAATACGCTCTGGATACATTCTTCAATATATTGAGCATAGTTATATGCCGGTATAACTACCGTTAATGTTTTAGTCTTCAAGGGCATTTCGTATCATTGTTATATCTCGCTTCTCCCAGTCTACTTTGAAGGCAACTCCGTCTATAGCTGGATACCACAAGAGCTTCTCAAATATCCATTCATGTTCTGTCTGTAAATAGTAGAGTGGCTGTAGTTTTATCTTAGCCATCTTCGTTCCGTCTTTACTAAGTGCTATTACTTCTCTGTTGTCATCCATAAATGTTTATAGTTAGATTTGTTTTCTAATAACCATTCCGGTAGCTCCGACTCGTCTACCGTAAACTTAAATCCTCTACCTATATAGTCTGACTTTCCAAATCGTTCTTCTAACTTGTCTTGGACTTCCTGTGTGTTGTAGCTGTCCTCTGTATAAGAGTCGTTGAGCTTTCTACGGACTTCGTCTACACCGCCCATGTTGGTGAAGTGCCAGCCACACAGTAGTTCTTCAACTTTATCGCCACCAGAACGCAAATGGTTGAGACACTCATCCTTAATATCTTTGTATCTACCAACTATTGTGCCCCAGAACTCCTCATTAGATTTATTATTTAGATAGTATGTATACACACGAAGTTTTAGTTTTATGACAGCCAATATGTCCAAGTGAAACTTATCTTCATCCCATATCTCATCTACATCGCCAATGAATACTATGTCGCTATCCTTTAAGTGAGTGAGTGCTTTCTTGATACTTTCTTTTTGCAAAAATTCATGAACCCAATGTGCTGCACCACCGGTGTTGGGAGAGTTCTCTGCCAAGGCTATCTCCTCCTCAGTGTATTCGTCATCCACTAGGTAGTGTTTAATCTTGTGAGCCCACTTTGCGTAGCGTTCTTCATTTAATAGATAGTAGAGTGGCTTAGGGTGTCCGGTGAAAGTTGTCAGTGCTTCTACAATAACGAACTGGTCTACATACTCGTCTAGTATGTTTAACCTTATCTCTAACATGTCGTACTCTCCGTTGAATGTGAAAACATCTATGACCATAATGTGTATAGCCCCCTTTCCATTATCTGTGCTTCTCCTGGATACACATCATAATCTATGAAGCTTCTTAATAGCTGATAAAACTCCTTTGAATGTTTTTGTATGTCTTTCTTTGTCAGTATGTAGTTTGCTCCGGGAGCGAAAGGTATGTAGTCCAAGTCTTTAATCCTTAGTATCTCCATTAGTAGGTCAGCTTGCTTTGCAGGGTGTGGTGTAAGATACCATCTGCTGTTTATCTCTTTGTATATTCCGTTGTCGTAGAAAGAAACTCCTGGTGTTGTCTTGTGCTCTTGTGTCAGTAGTGGTGTGAAGTGTTGATTGTCTTTGAGTGCTGCGAACTCTGTAGATGTAATGTACTTAAAAAGATTTGCTTTGCAGTAGACTGCCACCTCTGGTAAGTCATCGTAGTTGTTAATGATAAAGGTTAGTTTGTCGTAGATGTCGCTACCAATGTTCGGCATTAAGATTGCTCCCTCTACAGGCTTCTCGGAGCGGTCATAGATAACATAGTCATCGGTGTAATCCTTGACCCATTCTACATCTTGATTGTATCTAGAAACAATAAACTTCATATAAATTTTCCTAAGCTATCTCGTTTAATACTTTTAGACGGAACATCATATTTCTTATGACAACTTCTACATAACTTCCAAAAGTTCTTTCTCTTTTTTTCATAGCTCTTACCTTTTAATAGCGACCATTCATATACATTACTTTTTCCATTACATTCTTTATTTTCACATCCATCAGCTTTGCCATATTGTTTACCCATCCAAATATGAACAGCAAAATATCCTGGTGCACCATCTTTCCATTGAGATTCTATTGTGCATTTCTTAGAACAAAACTTACCCCTACCACGCCTTAGCCATGCGTTGTATGTTTGGAACTCTTTATTACAATGTTTGAAAGTATTAGGTAGTTTGCGTATCTGATTGACCGCCAGTTGAGTGCTGCATCACTGATGATTGGATAGTTGGGGAAGAACTCTCGTGCTGTCTCCGGGTCATCTGTATGCACCTCAAATTTCATTTCCTCGTTCTCTAAGAGCATAGCCATACACGCTTGATACCAGTAAGTCTTCGGAAGGAACAGGTCTTTGACTCCTTTATATTCTCCACCTCGGAAGTTAATCACGCAAGTGTTTTTGTCCATCTCTAGTGGCTCTACTTCTAACCACTCTCTGAGGTCATCTAGGTAGTCTATAAAGTATTTCTCGTCTTGGAACTCTCCATCTACTACGGTTCTATCCTCTATAGTCTCTGTCCTTTTGTCGTAGGGTCTAATATCAACCCCTTGGTCGTTGTTTATTCTCTCCTCGTTAAAGACAAAGTTATATTGGGGCTGTCTGCCCTTATCTAAGTCCATAAAATGTTGTCCCTTAAAGTCTCCATGCATCCCAAATCTAACCTGGAGTTGTTTAGCTTTTATCCTTGCGAATACATATCTGTGGAGTTGGTTGCCTATGCCACTTCCTTCATAAAATATACCTGAAATCATATTGTTTTTGGTTTCCAATTAGGTGTCGTGTTGGGGACTACTACTTCATAGGGTTCTTTTCTTGCTGGAGCATAGTTTATCTTCTTTCCTTTGGCTAGTTCGTTTACTGTCGTGCTCTTACCGCTTCCCATAAAGTATTCTCCCTTCTCCCAGTCCATTGCTAATATAAGTCCGTCTACTATGTCATCTATATGCACATAGTCTCTGGTCTGTTCTCCGTCTCCATATACTGTAACTTCGTCTTGACCTTTGAAGATGTCTATAACGCTTCTACTGCCCTCGCCATAGATGTTAGGGAAGATACAGTCCACATAGTTGTCGTGGAATCTATGTAAGTATTCTCCGCCAGCCCACTTTGAGAATCCGTAGGGTGACTGTGGGTTTGCTGATGCACAAGAGTTAGCATAGATTATCTTTGCGTTAGGGTATCTCTTAACAAGTCTTGCCACCATTCGTATATTATCCATGTCGTGCACTGGGTCTTCCCATGAAGCTACTACATCTGATTGTGCTGCTAAGTGATACACAATGTCTGCGTCAGGTAAGTCACAGGTAAGTAGGTTGTGTCCTTCTCTTACATCAACTCCAATAGCGTCTAGTTTCTTGTAGAGCCTTGAACCTATAAATCCTTTGTGACCTGTTATTAAAATCATAGTGAGTGGAACATGAAAGTTTCTAATCCGTCATTCTCTGGTATGTCGTGCTCTATAGAGAAATTAACTGCTACTCTTAGTGGAGCGAATAGACAGCCCCACTCCTCAAATATATGTCGCATATTTACAGAGATAAATCCGTCTTCATTGTAGAATCCATGAAAGGATTTCCAGGGCATGTTTAATTGTTTTGGTAAGTCCATAAGTTTCTTTGACCTTAATCCTACACTATTTCCTACTCTCTGTATCTTTCCGTTGATGTCTCTATAAGAGAAGTCATCATGAGGTAGTGGGAATGGTGCTCCTATATAATCATACTCTAGCCACTCGTCATTCCATAACTCCGGGTTGATTATGTATCCGTCTTTATGGATTAGGATTGCGTGGCTAGTGTTTACATAACCTCCGAGGTCGTAAACGATAGCGTGATTCCATTTATCTATCGTGTCTACATCTGGTCTATGGATGAGCTTTACTTCTCCGAACTCTATCTCCTCACAACAAAAATCTAAAACTGCTTGGTGTTCTTCCAAGTCCTGATTCGTTAAAGCGATTAGGGTTACATCAGGAAGTTTTAGCATAATACTCTTTCACTGTTTTAATAACATAGTCTTGCTGCTTGTCTGTTAGAGCATTGTGAACAGGAAGTGAAAGAAGCATTTTCCAAGTTAGCTTCGTAATTGGCAGTGACCTCTTAACTGCTTTCTTCCAGTATGTCATCTCTGACAGGGGCTTGAAGTGTACCGAGGTGTGTATACCTTTAGAAGATAGGTATGCCCCGAGTCCATTCCTATCTCTCCATTGTGGTGTGTAATATTGAACTGTGTGACTAAACTCTGGAGCTTTGAACCAATCGTATTTAACGAAAGCTCTGTTGTATTTAGCCTGTATGTCTCTCCGTCTGCGGTTAGTTACTTCTAGTCTATCTAGTTGTCCTATTCCTATCACTGCCTGAACATCTGTCATATAAGCTTTGATACCATCTCCCTGAGTTATGTCGTAGTCCCATGTGTAAGTCTTACCTCCAACTCTATCAAAGGTAGTCTTCTCTACACCTAACCAAGTTAGTGTGCGGAGTTTCTTGTATATCTTCTCGTCATTAGTGGTAACCATACCGCCATCAAAGATTGGCATGGTCTTGACCCCTTGGAATGAGTAGACTGTGATGTCTCCTTTACCAACTCCGGGTGTATACATAGCGTGTGCAGCGTCTTCTATGATTAAGGGCTTGATACCTGCTTCGTCACACTTCTTACGGATACCTTCTATGTCTGCAAGTCTGCCATGTGAGTCTACAGCGATGATAACCTTAGTCTTCTTAGACAATACAAGAGCTTCTGGGTCAAGACATAGTGTCTTTGGGTCTACATCAGCGAAAGTAACATCCATATCGTTCCATTCTCCTACGATTGCGTCTGATACAAAGGTCATAGGGCTCGTTATGAGCTCTCCTCCCTTGATTCCGTATGCTTTGATGGCTATATCTAGTGCCGAGGTGCAAGAGTTAGTGCCTACTGCATATTTAGTGCCCACATAGTCTGCGAACTTCTCCTCAAACTCTGCGGTCTTAGCACCTTGGACTACCCAACCTGACCTCATTACCTCTATTAAGGCTCTAATGGTTGCTTTATCAAAGGTGGGTTGTAGTAAGTTAATTGCTTTCATATTTTTCTTCCATATAAATACCCTCGGCAAGCTTGTCCTCTTGACTGAGCTTATTAGTAATCTGGTGCTCTCCTACTCCAATGATAACATTTACATTCTTGTAGATAGCTGGCATACCATATCGTTGCTGTAACCGCTTGTAATAGTCACAGTCCAGTAACCAAGTCATCTTCTCGTCAAACATTAGTGGGTCTCTGTTCTCAAAGGTCAGCACCGAGGGTGAACCGATAGTATTGTTGCCGGTGTGGATTTGATTGTTGTAGTGGGGCTCGTGGTGTCCTGTGCCTTGGTCGTTGTCGCAAGCTGTCACCATCCAACCCTTAGTGAATACATCTTTGATATTCTTTAGGGCATCCTTGTGAGCTAGGTAGTCATCCATGTAGAGTATCTTAATCATCTTACCTTTGGCTGCTCTTATGCCAGCGTTAGTGTTCTGTGCCATTCCATGTTCATTATTAAGAAAATGATTTACCCGGAAGTCATACTTCTTGATAATCTTCTCTATACCACTTCTAGCGAAGTAAGTAGAGTTGTCGGGAATGATGACCTCATAGTTAGTGAAGGTCTGTTCTGCTATTGAGTCTAGATTTCGTTTGAGGAACTTCTCGTAGCTCTCCATGTTGTGAACTGGCACAACTATTGAAATCATACTTTTGTCCATGTCTCTGGGCATGATGTTCTTTCTTTTTTATCTGTATACCAATCTAGTGGAGCTACGACCTTTCCTTTTCCAAGGTAAGCTGCCCACCAGCTAAAACTACTGTTGGCTATAATGTGTCCATTACACGAAGCCATTAGATTCATGTCTTCTATCTCAGTCTTGCCTTCTGAGAACTCACACTCAGCAAATATCTCTTGTTTCTTACACCACTCTATATCATCTGAAAACACTAGGAAGTCAGCATCAGGGAACTCTGCCATCGCTCTGTCATAGTATCCGTTCTCCATGAGGTCTACATAGAATGGGTTGTTCACATAGTCACCTCTCCTAATGTGTATAGATACTTGGTCTATGCTACTGATACCTGCACCGAACATAGCTTTAATCTCCATAGAGTAGTGCTTGAAGTATTCTTCTCCCTGAACATAGATGTCCGGGATGTATTCTTCCTTTGCATGGGTATAGAGAAACGCTAACTGAAACATTTGATTCCCCAATCTTCCGCCTAGTTTCTCTATTGGAATCATAGCCACTCAGGGTGATTACGCTGCCAAGTTATACATTTCTTTAATGACTCCTCAAACTCCATTGGAGCTTTCCATCCAAGGTCTGCGAGTTTCGTTCCGTCTAGTCCGTAGTGTTTGTCGTGTCCGGGGCGTGTCTTGTGGAAGTCTAGGATTACTTTGTGTTTTAACTCCTTACCCATTAAGCGAGCTACTGTCTCTGCGAGCTCTAGGTTGTCTAGTCGGACATCTCCTACTACATTGTATCTATCTGGTCTGTCTACCTTACCTGCGGAGTATAGGTTGGGTGGAAGGTTCTGTAGGATAAAGAGAATTGCATCTGCGTGATTGCGTGAGTGCATATAGAATCGTGAGCCAATCTCTCCATCGTTAGGCTCTCCATGAACAATCACTGTCTCATCATTCTCTATCCACTTCTGGAGCATAGCTGGGTACTTAGAGCCCTGCTGCATCTCTCCAAAGTTGTTCATTGTGTTAGTTATCACTACTGGAACATCGTAGGTTCTCCAATAAGAAATAGCGATGTCTTCCTGACACGCTTTACTTGCTGAATATGGATTGCTAGGTAGCATAGGTGACCATTCTTTGTGTCCGGCGTCTTTAGCTTCTGACGCTCCGTATACTTCGTCTGTAGAGATTTGCACGAATGCGTCAGGCTTCACCTCTCTAGCGAACTCCAACATGTTTACTACGATTGCTACATTGTTAGTGATGACTTCTTCTGGGCGGTTGATACTTGCTTCTACATCGGATAGTGCTGCCATTGAGATAATGTAGTCTACCTTGCCTATCTTCTTCTTCATTACATCTGAGAATGGTGCTGTGAGGTCGTGGGTCAGAACTGTTAAGCGTTCCTTCCACTCTGGGTGCTCACTCATTAACTCTGTGAGTCTGTCTGTCCATCCCATGTGCCGAAAAGAATCTGTCCCGACTATCTCCCAGTCAGTGTTGTGGAATATATGTGCAACAGTGTGGACACCGATACTTCCTCCCACTCCTGTTAGTAAAACTCGCTGCATTATTTCTTTAGTTTAGTTTCTCTGATAGCTTTGATTTTTTCTTCCAACTCATCCATTATCTCTACATATATCTTTCCTTCTTTCTCTACCAGTTGGTTAGCTTTCTCAAACTCTCCGAGCTCTTTGTCTACGATTGAATTAACTGCAGGTTGCATCTTATTCTTTACTAGCTGTGCTCGTTGGTCTATCTTCTGCACTATGTCTAGGAGGGCATCATACTTTGCTCTAGGCTCTGCCATCTTCTCCTTAATGTCTGCCTTCTGCTTCTCTAGCTTTCCGAGCTCTGTGTAGAAAGGGTCTAGTGTAGGAGTAAGTTTCTCCATCTTCTCTAAGGTAGGGTTAGCTTCTAATTGAAACTTCTTTAGCTCTCCATGGAGCTTTACGATGTTCTTGTCCTCTATCTCAAAAAGGCGAGTGCCTTCATAGTTCTTTTCTTCTAATATCTTTGGGTCTATTTGCATAGTTCTTCTATTGCTGCATCCCAATGGGGTGCATATTTAATAATATTGTAATCATCTAACACATAGTCGTGGGCTTTGACCGCCAACTCCTTGTATTTAAGATAATTATCCTTTGTGTCTATAATAATATCATACCATGTATCATTGTCCTCAACTATGGTCATATAGGACTTATCCACACCTTGATACGGAGATGTTCCATCCGGGAATCCTTGTGCAATAACTGGTATGTTAAGTAATGACATCTCTAAGAACTTCAAATTGCTTTTACATTGGTTGAAGTAGTGGTCTTTGCGTGGAATGATTGCGACATCTAGTGCGAGGTTGGCTAACACTCCCATATACTCTGTTACATGACATACTGGATGCCATTCTACATTCTTTAATGAGCCCCAGAAGTCTGCATCGGGCTGTTGTGAAGCCATAACTGAGCCATCCATGTGCTTAACACCTAAAACAACTAAGGTTATGTCTCCTCTTTCGTCTAATCTCTTTATCTGGTCTTTAATATGTATGTAATCATCGTTGGAAGTCACACTACCAATGAATCCGACCCGGAACTTGTCTGTTCTGTTCTCCCGGCACACCTGTTCGTCTAGTGGGTCAATGCAATTCTTTAGAACTATGGTGTTCTTGTTATATTTCCGGTACTCCTCTGCCAATACTTCAGTGGAAGCGACACATCCATCTGCAAACTTCATAAACTTTATAAGATTGCCGCTTATCTTCTTGGCTATCTTCCTCTGCTTTTCATTATCTAAACGGTCTAAGGGGATACCTTCGTAAGTATCGTCATTATCAAAAATAATACACTTGCCATCTTTCTTTAATAGCTTGGCTAGGTCTAGTGAGGGCTTAGATGATGGTCTTTGAAAGATAACCACATCTGCTTCTTTGGCTTTGCCTACTAGGTCAGCCTTTGAGACATCCATATCTTTGCGTAAAAACTCAGACACGACTGTTTGGTCTGAGTATACTCCGGGCATGTATCCTCTGAAGTAATAACAGAAGGGGAAGTCGCCTTGTAAGTAAAACTTTTTCATTTCTGCACTGCTTTTAGTATTTGGTCTAGTTTAGTTTCCATTTCGTCTACACGCTTCTCTAGGGTTTCTGTTGCTGGTCTTGCTTCACCTGCATCTGCTGATGTTATTGGCTGTTCTACTATCTTTGCATCCTTGGCTAATCCGTTCCTAGCATTTGCGTTAGGTGATTCAACTGCGTGTGCTGCTGCTCCGGCTGCTGCTTGCTTGTCTTGTTCTATCTTAGCGAGTTCGTTAATCCTTTCCTGATTCACTACTCTGCCCTTAGAGATAATAGCACCACCATCAGCTTCATCTGATAGTTCGTAGATACTACCGTCTAGTTTCCTGACGGTTCGTTTCTTATATAGGTGACCTACATTGACTGACATTGGCTATATTATACCACACAAAAACCCCTCATAAGAGGGGCTGATGTAAGTTGAATTGTAATAAGTATTACAGTCCTACTGCAACTGAGTGTGAACGCATCTTAACTGCTGAGTTTGTTCGGTTTTGAACTACACCGTAACAAAGGTCAACTGATACCAAGTCTCCAAGGTATTCTTGTATGTAAGACTGTTGTACACGCACTCCTTCTGTTCCAACATATCCCTTGTCAGCCTTAACTGGTAGAGATAGTCGTGCCCAGTGGATTGAATCCTTGTGAGCAAGCATGTTTAGTCGTGCTCCTGATTCTGCTGCTGCTCCAGCTCCCAAAGGAACTGCAGGTGATACGATAACTGGAATTGAGTACAAGCTTCGTGTTGGAGCTTTTACTCGTGGCATTTCAGTTTCTGTATTCTGCCATAGAGTCAGTTTGTCTACTGAACCGATTTGTCGGTAGAAAGTGTTAGGGTGGAAAATCCACGCTACATCTCCTGTGTAAACTCCGTCTACACCAGTAGTTTCTAGTACAGCGATTGCTGCTAGAAGTGAGCTGTCTACAATGTTAATTAAACCTGTTCCAAACACCTGTGCTGCAACTGTGAATGATGTGAACTGTGCTGCGATAGCGTCATCCAAATCTTGTGCAACTTCGTAAGCCGATGACTTAGCGAATTTGTCTTGCAGGTAGTAAGACTTCTTTAGCTGTGCCATTTCTCGGTCTTCAATCAAGAATGAAGATTCTTTCCAAGTTGATACAGTAAGAGTTATCTTAGTTTGCATTGGGTTATTAAGTGTAACTTCTGAGCCATTGCTTTTTGCATTGGTGCTCATTGCTACGATGTTCGGTGTGTATACATCCGAACCACCATCTGATAGCTCGTCACTTCGGTCTACGAAGAACTGTGCTAGAGATAGATTATATTTGAAGTAGTCGTTGATTTTTTGTCCCCACAGTAACGGAATGTCTACTGTTAGAGTTCCACCAACTCCTGCTGTCATGTTGTCTGTTCCTAAAGCCATGATTGTTTAATGGTTATCGCCCATTGGCTTGATTCCATATTTCCCTATGGTCTTCATTTGAAAGGTTGGGTGTTGAAGTTGTTTTCTTACCTTTGCGTGCTCCTGAACCTTTTGAAGCTCCAAGTGCTGCTTTGGCATTTCTATCATCCAACTCTGCCTTCGCTTTCATCTCTTTGAAGATGTCATTCTCTTGGGCTGCTAGGATGGATGTGCCTTCTATTTGTGCAATCCGTTTAAGCTTATCCACGAGGTCTTCTGACATTCCCTGAGACTGAAGAATTTTGGTATCTACATCGTCTGCCGATAGAGCGTTGCTAGTAATTTCTTCTTGGGGTGCTTCCGGGGTTGAGTCTTTTAGTGACTTAACCTCTGCTTCAGCTTTATGAGCTCGTGCTGTCAGTTGTCGTTTAGCTTCTTCAGCTTCTTCTAACTTCTGCTCTAACTCAATAGTATCCTCATCTACATCTTTAACTTCTTCTACTGCTTCTTCTTCTATAACTTCTTCTTCTAATGGCTGTTCTTCATCCATGAGTTTAATGCAGGTTTATGCCCCACTGCTGGCGTTAAGGGTTTATGCAGTTCCCTAATTGCTAATTAGTTTATAGACATTCCGGTCACTATCTATGAAGTCCTACTATTAGTCTCCTCTGTTGCTTCTTAGTAAGTGTAGGTTCTACCTTCTTCTCTTTAGTTGGTTTTTTCTTTTCCATTATCGTGAGTCATTAACTGCTTCCTTCTCTTTCTTTGCTCCGTACTTATCACCGAGCTTAATGAAGACATTGGTAATTGCTTCCTTAGCGTCTGCAATACCCTGAGTGTCTTCTTTGTCATATACCTTCTCCAGAGCAAGCTCATCCAGAGTTTCAAATATATAAGATTCAACATCTTCTCGTGTATGTTCATCGTTATAGAATCGTGATAAGTTGTCGTGTCTCATATTATTGTTGTGCTCCTTGTGGTAATGATGCGTTTATCTCAGCCTGACCTAGGGCTTCCGGCTTCTGTGGGACTGGCTGTGGGATTACTCCCTGTCCTGCTCCTGTGCCCTGCTTAGATAGTGAGAGTGGTGATAGTCCTGCTCCTGCCATCTCCATTATCTTATTGAAGACTGCTGACATAGTAGGGTCTTGCAGCACTCCGTACTGACCTGTAGCTGGATTGAATGATGCCTGAACTGTCTGGAGTATTGAGGATAGTGTTTCTAGTGTAGCTTGCTTGTTGTTCTGCTCTCCAGTGATGTCTATGGTCAAGTTAGCCTTCATGTCCTTGTAGTATCTGTCGGGTACATCCAGGAATCGTCTTGTGCCATCCTGTTGAGCGAACTCTGTATATTGACCGAGCACTGCTTGATATTGTTCTCCTGTAAGTATCTTACCGGAGAAGATTTGGTCTAGTGCGAACTTGTTAGCTTCATGAGTTGCGAATGATTCGTCTATTTTCTTTAGTTCTTCTGGTGTGAAGTCTGATGCCAGGATATGTCCTTTGCTTAGCTTCTTTTGAATGTGTGGGAATACCCAGTCATAGAACATTTCCTTTAAGAAGATGCCCCACTCCTCTCTACGATAATCAAAGTGAGATGAGCCTGACTGTGATACCAATGCCTGTAGTCTGAAAGGTTGTCCGGATGGTGGTGTTTCTCCTCTCACTGCATCATATGAGGATGTAACTCTCTCATACTGACTCCACCACTTATCTACTAGCACCTGGAACTGTGGCTGCACTCCTGTAGTCATGTTAATAGGGTTGATGTCCTTGCCTTCTTCTAATACAAAGATGTCTCCGTTCTCATGGTCTGTTGAAGCGTTCTGTCCCATCTTCTTAGAGTTGGTCTTTAGGAATATCTTTGAAGCCCATTCCATGTAATCCTTTTCTTTCTTGATAGCATCGTTTGTCCATACCTGTGATTCGTCTCCTTCTTCTACGACACCACGACCAAGAGCTCTACCTGCCATTCGTTTCCAAGATAGATACTTGTAAGGCATGTCCTTCTCCTCTGCATAATATAGGTGAACTGCTTTAGCGTTTCGTACTGTGTAAAAGTGAACCTGTTGTGAGTAGTCCTCGTTGCCTTGTGCGTCATCTGCTTCTGATAGGTAAGTATCTGGGAACATTCCATGAGCCTCCCATACCTCTATTCGTTCATCTGTTCGTGTGTATCCTTTTCGTGAGTATAGGTCTATCGCTTCCTCTACATTATCCCAAGACTCTCCTTTGTCTCGGAGCTCCTGTGGGGTCATGTAGTGTTTCTCTATGATGACTCCCTTCATGATGTCTACTTGGTCTGTTACGAGGTTCTTCCAGTCCACTACATCTACCTCCATCTCACCTTCTTCCATTGTCATCTTAATTACTACTCCACCATAGCGAGCTCTAATCTCTCCCATCTCGTTTAGTGTCTTAGCAAAGTCTGATTCCTTCATCCATTTCTGTATCTCGTGATTGAATAGGAATGACTTGTCCATAGACTGCTCGTTGTCTGCAGTTACTCGGACATCTTTAGTATCTATATCAGTAGCCACGACTGCTGTGTCTACCATTGTGTTCACTATATTGTAGAAAGGTTTTTCTCTACCGTTTCTATCTTTCTGACCATTAAGAAAACGAGAGTTTGAATAAAACTCTGCGGTTCGTAATGTATTATATTGCGAAAATTCCAGACCCGAAGCTATCTTTATAGTTCCGTTCTGGTAGTCGTCATTTATTTGTTTTAGTTCTGTTATTAGTTTCATAAAAAAGCACGCTAGCTAGTAATGCAAGAGTGCTTCTCTTTGCTTTGCTCAATTATACCACACATTATTTAGTTTAGGCTACATGCACCGGCTCTTTATCTGTGAGAACTACTTTAGAAGACCTGATGACTAGATAGTTGTTGAGCTTACCTTGCTTGTCTGCGACTACTTCAAATCTTTCAAAGGGTTCTAGTGAACGAATAATCTCTAGGATGTAGAGTTCGTTCTGTGATATGTGGAGTTGTTCTTTATCTCGTTTCATTTATGATACTTTGTTTACGATTCATGCGGTGTCGCATTTGTAATCTATCCATCTCACCTTGGTCTTCTGGTATGTCCATCATTATAACATAGCGTAAAGCGTCTAGAGCGTGGTCATTCTCTTTAATAGGGTTCTCATCGGGATTGTGCATGTCTTTCTTGTCCGGGTAGCTGTAGGTCTCTAACTCGGAGATAAGATTCTTGCAGCTCTTGTGTATGAATAGCTTGTTTCTCTTAAATAGATTACGAACTTTGCCTATGCCGGTCTGCACTGAGCCCTTACCTTTGACTACCTCTTGAACTTCTACACCTTTCTCGTGGAGCACAGCGATAGCACTTGGATTCTCCGGGTCAGGGAATACATTGTTGAACATACAACTCTTAACATAGTCACCTATCTGTTCTTCAGTCCTGCCTTTTTTGTAATACTCTTGTGTCACCCAGTAGTTGTTGTCGTAGTCTTTTCTAATATGGATAACTGCTGCTGGATTAGTGTAACCGAAGTCTACACCACCTAAGTAAGTGTTAGCGTTCTGTGGGTCATCTTCAAAGACATGCCGCTCTCGGTCAAACTCTTTATATACCAAACCTTCTGTCTTCCGGAAGTCTGCTAGATATTCCTGAGCAAACCTATCCTCGGTCAATAGTTTCTTAGCTTCTTCTATCTCATCTTTTGGAATGAATGGGTTGTCGTATGTAGTGAAATGGAATGACTGCCATGAGTCGTCTGTGTCCTGGTTATTATAAAGCTCATAGAAGTGATTGAATCCTTTGGGTGTTGAAATGAATAGAGCGTGACCTCTAGTATCAGTGAGTGTTGGTCGTAATACTTCTTGCCAACCTATAAAGAAGTTACGCATCATGGCTATCTCATCTATTACTAAGAAGTCATAAGCCTGACCACGCATAGTTTCAATACTCTCCCAACCTCGTAAGTATATCCAAGATGTTCCTCCTTGTTGTGTGGGTATTTCTATCTCTAGTCTGCTCTCGTTAATAGTTACTGCTATGTCTTGCAGCTTTCTTTTAAGAATAGCCCAGGCAATATCTCTAGCTTGTTGATAGGTAGGTGCTATGTAAGCTATTCGTCTATCGTTCTTAGCATATGCAAAGCCAGTTATCTCCTCAGTAGCCAATAGTGTCTTACCAAATCGTCTTCCGCAATTAACTACTCGGAATCTCTTACGACTCTTGGCTATCTCCTTCTGTGCTTTGTGTAATATCATTTTTATCTAGTATCTCACTTGCTATAGCGATAGTTTTTATTTGTCCGGAGTGTTCTAGCTTCTGTTGAGGTTTACCGTCTATCATTTCTACTAGGTGTTTTCTATTCTGTTTATCTTCTATGTATTCCTCTACAAATTCTCTAAATCTATCCGGGTCTTCTTTGAATATATCCTTAACAGCTTTAATTGGTGATACAGAACCTATAGGTCTACCTTTCATATTCCTTCTAGGGTCATCACCTTTTTGAAATTGGTGTTCTTTGTTTGCCATAATACAGTTTAATTACAGTTATTACATATATTATACAACTCTTTCTCTTTCTAGTCTACAATAATCACATAACAGTCTCTTGTATGCTATTTCCTTTAGACAGTTTCTACACTCTCCGTCTGGTTCTCTCTCATGTTTTTCTTGTACTGTGTAGTCCATATAACAACAAAGCCCCGATTAAAGGGCTTGGTTAGTTTACTCTGCTGTTGCTTCTTCAGTAGCTTCTGGAGCAGCTTCCTCGGTTGCTTCAGTTTCCTCTACTGCCGGTGCTTCGTTTTCTTCAGCCATAGTGTTATTTATATCATTTGATAATTTGGACAATGGTCTGCCCTTCTCTATTATACCATTTCACAGCTATATTCATTGGGTGTCACGATGATTAGTAACTTAGAATAGTCTAACTTTGCTCGTTGATTGCCAGTTGTAGACCTTTTCTATTTCTCTTGCTGCATCAGGCTCAGATGCAAATGCTTCCATTCGGTTTGCATACTTCTCTGCCTTTTGTAGCATTCTTTTATGAGAATACTGTTTAAGCTTATAGATTTTCGTGTAAGCTCTAGCGAATACTGACTTAGTGTATCCGTCTACGAACTCTCCTATGTCTACAAGTTTAGTTAGTAAGTCTCTTGCGTTTGTTTCGTTCTTGACCTTAAAGTTCCCATCTCTGTAAGCATCATTCACACCACGAGATGTGCCGCTTAATGTTGAGATAATAAAGTCCCAACTAAACCCTCTGTAGGCTTTCTTGAACTCCAATACTTTTTGGTAGTTCTTATTCCCTAAGTCAGCAAAGCTCTTTGTGTAGTCTTCTACACTCCAGGCTTTAGTGTTTGAGTTTAGTTTTTGAACATGATGTAGCCGCAATCCTTTAATTTGAATGAAAGAGATTGGATAACCGAGCCGCTTATTTGCTTCAAAGCGATGTTGCCCATCAATTATTTCGTCAGCCTCATTTATGAGAATTGGATTTGCTGCTGCTAATTCTGGTTCTGCTGATAAAGAGTTCTGTAACTTTGTAATGTGACCAGGTTTGATAGTCCTATTACCGTCTATTCTTTTGAACCTACTGTAGTCTTCGGTTCTTTGAATTTCTGTCATAGTATTATTTGATTACATGACTCCCCAATGAATATAATTGTGAAAGAACTTATCCCCTAGCAAGCCCTACGCCCATCTCAGAAAAAGTATGAGAAAAACTGGATGGGTAATAAAAATGGTAGGGCTTGATAGGAGTTACAATCGTTTTACGATTCCAATTAAATACCCTATCTTCATTATACCACGCTCTCTTGCTTTAATTCCGGCTCGTCTTAATTTGTCATTCGTGAATCCTGGTTTATGAGGAAGTGCCCAAACTCCTTTACCAAAGTCTTTTTCTAATTCAGAGCACACCTCTTGATACTCCTCTTTATGTTTACTTGTAGGAGTTGTATACCTCTTAAATAATTTGTCTTTGTTTATATCCATCTCTTTTATGTTATTACTTTGAGTTACTCGTTGTACTCCCCCCCTCCCCCCATAGTATTTTAACTATCAGGCGAGAGAGAAATTTTGACAACAAGCACTCGTCATTACTTTTGAGTGAGCCCTATACTAGGGTCAGCGTTGCTAAGAGACTATGGTTTAAATTCTGCGTCTCCTATTCAAACTCCCCACAGATATACAAAGAAGCCCCAGTCACTAATGAAAGTAGCTGTGGCTGAGACTTCTTTGTATTCAATTGAATTGCTACTTTCATAAGATAACTATATCAGATTGTTAAAGAACTTGCAACTAATATCCTTTATCCTTCATACTTCTCCTGAGACATTCAACCCCACAATAAGTTCTAGTAGCCCAGGCATAATCTCCATCTCGCTCCTTTCTCTCAAATGTCTTTTCACATTCCTTACATTCCTTTTCCATATTAGTAACTGTTAATAGCCTGTCCTTCTGCTGTCCGGAGTAAGGTTTTGAAGGCTGTTATAAGCACCTGTAGCCGCTTTAGACGGATTTTAAGGGCAATATCGTCTATCCCATCGGTTGTGGCTTCATACGCCCTGTCAGTGGATTTATCGGACTTATGGTCTTTACGCATCTCGTTCCATATAAGAGGTCGTCTTTTTAAGAGTTCTTCTCGGAGTCCAGCATAGAAACTGTATTCTCCTGATAAGAATGAGATATATCTTGAAAGGTCATGCGGTGCGAACTGCATCCCTTCTCTAAGTTCCTGTTCTATTTTCTCTATCGTCATGGTGTTTAAATTTAGCTGTTGGTAATACGACCAGTTTTGTAGTTCCTGCTACGAACTTTGACTTGTGTGCCTTGAAGATAATAAGAGCTTCGTCAAGCGGCATAGAATACCAACCGTCTCTGTCCTTAATAGTCATCTTCACCTCCTTGTCACCTTTCAATCGTAATGACTGAAGGTAGGTCAGTGATATTCCTACTCCTTCCCGGGTTTCAAATCCGTATTTGTCTCCGGCTGAGTGGAATGGTTCTTGTATTTCAATCATATTTATTTCTCTTTAGGTTTGTAATTCTTTTGGTAGTACTCTATGCATTCTTTCGTTGCTTTGTTTCCGTACATATCCTCGCCTTTGAAAGCTCCTAGAAACTCTACCTCTGATGTGGGGGAGTCTTCATCATCGGTGTATTTTTCTTCACACTCCTTTGAACAACACGAAAATGTCTTTGCAGGCTTACCACAAGGGCAAGTCCACTCTTTACTCTCTTTGGGGGAGCAAAGTCCACACGCTATATTATTTGCGTGCCCGCAAGTACCTCCCTCTTGTTTACCTCGCTTATGTTCTTTGTAGCTCATATTTAGAAAATTAAGCTAATAAGTCCCCAAGCTAGTAGTCCTGCTACCACTAACGCTACTATCGTCATTACTATTACTGTTCTGTCGTAGTTCATATCTTTTTGTTTAAGTTCTTGTAATATTCTATCTTCTCCTCTAAAGGAAAGTCTGGGCAAGGGATTCTAAAGTTCTTTTCTATATCCTCTAAAACCTCCTCGCCATACTTCCTTATGATGTACTTCCTATACTCTGGGTGATTACCGCTCAGAAAAAGGTTACAACCCGGGCACTGTGCATGAACATTTTGTTCACTGAAGTAGTATTCCATTCCACACGCTGCTTTCGGTATGTAGTGTCCGGCGTTCATTCCATGACCGCTACCTTCCCTCCCACAAGTAACGCACCGCCACTCGTCTCTATTCTTAATGAAGATTGCAAACTCTTTCCAGAGTGCCTTCTTCAACTGAGCTTTAGTGCGTTTCTTCATTAGAACGCTATGTCTTCGCTGTTAGTTCCGTTCTCTGGGTCAGTGCTGCCTTTACCTTTCTCAATTACTAGGAATCCTGAGTCATCATCTCGTGCTCGGTATCCTTCTGGGATAAGGTAGAGAGCGATTGCTGATTTACCTGCAATCCTAATATTCTCTACTTTAATAGATAGCTCGTGGTCTACCCAGTTCACTGAGTCCTTTCCATAAGCATCTATAAGTGCGTTCTTGCTCGGATTGTTAATACTTACATTACTTGATTCAGTCCCACCGGCTACGAGCACCTTAGCGACTATCTGAGCCTTTCTACCTTCCTGACCTTCAATCTCTACTGCTTCGGAAACTATCTTTAGCTTCTGTCCGTCTTGCAGTGTTGATTTGTCTAACCACGCTCCTCCTCCTGTTGATTTGTTGAACTCCATAATTATTCTTTGTTAATGCGTTTGAACGCTTTTTTAATCTCCTGTACGACTGCTTTCTGATGA